ACTACAATTATGCAGGTGGTTTAGCAACATACGATTTTTATGCAGGATATATAGAATTAGCAGCACGTATGTTCGGTGGATATGTAATTTACACATTTAACCCTGTAACTAAAGAATTACGTATCGTGCGTGATCCAAAAGGTTCAGGTGAAAAAGTTTTAATTTGGGCTGACATTCAAAGACCTGAGATAGAACTATTGCAAGATCCGGGAGCAGGAGTTTGGATTGGTGATTGGACACTTGCGCAGTTAAAGAGTATCTTAGGTGAAGCACGTGAAAAGTTTGCAAGCATTGCAGGACCAGCTGGTGGCACAACATTAAATGGTACTGCTCTCAAAGCAGAAGCAAAAGCGTCACAAGATCAACTTATTGAGGATTTGCGTAGATACGTAGATTATAGCCAACCGTTAACTTGGATACAAGGTTAACCTTTAACTTATGAAATATTTCTTTATTGTAATATAATATGTTACAAGGAGATAAAATGCTAGTAAGCGTTACTGGATTCATCGGATCAGGCAAAGATACTATTGCCGACTACCTCATCACAGAACACGGATTCAAAAAAGAAAGTTGGGCTGGCAGTCTTAAAGACGCAGTATCACACATCTTTGGTTGGGAACGTGAATTACTTGAAGGCACTACAAAATATAGCCGTGAATGGCGTGAACAAGTTGATCTTTGGTGGAGTGAGCGATTAGGAATTGAGAAACTTAGTCCACGCTGGGTCTTACAACAGTGGGGAACTGAAGTAGGCCGTCAAAGCTTTCATAACGATATTTGGATAGCAAGTTTAGAAAATAAATTGCGTCAAAGTAGGGATGATATTGTTATTACTGACACACGTTTTGCTAATGAAATGGAAGCTATTAAAAGACTTGGTGGCATAACAATTAGAGTACATCGTGGACCTAAACCTGACTGGTATGATGATGCTATATCAGTTAATAAAGGACCTAGGCATATTGGTTGGTCACTAAGCAAAGATAGACTTGGGAAATTAGGAATACACCCTAGCGAATATAGCAGTGTAGGACTAGATTTTGATCATGAAATACATAATGACAGCACAATTGACGATTTATTTGACTGTGTTAAACACATGCTCAATTTGCCTTAATCGACTTCTAAATCCCCACGTTTCCAAATAGTTTCTCTACGTTTGACTATTTCCACACAATTTAAACATACTGTACGTAGATTAAATAGGTCTACGTTGTTTAAATTTCCGTCAATGTGAAATACTAATAACTGACTATCGTAGAGTTTTTTAAACCCGCATATATCACATGTGGGTTTTTTCTTGTACCCTACTAGCTTCCATTTGGGCTGCTGCGGAGTTAGCTTTTTATTCTTTCTCCTGCATTCCTCACACTTGCTTCTGTAATGTCTGACACCATCCCTGTAATAATTTGCAGCACATGGGTTTTTATTACAAACTTTACAAATAGGTCTTTTCATATTCTTATTTATAGCCAACTCTTCCCAAAGAGTTCACAGAACCGTAAATTCTAGAAAATTTAATAAATATAATTATACTAGGGAGTTAACCCTCAAAATCATAACATTAAAGGAAATATAAAATGGCTCTAACATCACCAGGCGTAGAAGTAACAATTATCGATGAAAGTAACTACGCACCAGCCCAAACGAATTCAGTACCCTTTGTTCTTCTTGCTACAGCACAAAATAAATCAAATGCTGCAGGAACAGGAGTAGCTCCTGGTACAATCGCAGCTAATGCTAATAAAGTATACAAAGTAACAAGTCAGCGTGACTTAGTTTCTCTATACGGTAATCCGTTCTTCTATAAGACTACAAATGGTACTCCTATTCAAGGATATGAATTAAACGAATATGGACTACTTGCAGCTTACTCTACTCTTGGTGTTACAAACGGTATTTGGGTTCTACGTGCTGACATTGATTTAGCAAGTTTAGTAGGAACATTAACACGTCCTAGAGGCAATCCAGCAGATGGTACATATTGGTTAGACACAACTACATCAAGTTGGGGTATATATGAATTCAACAAATCAACTGGAAAATTTACACAACAAACTCCTATAGTACTTGTAAACCCAAGTGATTTATCCGGTGGTTATCCATTACAAAGTATTGGAAATATAGGCAGTTACGCAGTTTATCCGGTACAGCCTGCAACTGTCAATCCATATATCCAAAGCATGATGTTTTATAAGAATTCAAGTAACACTTGGGTACAGTTAGGAACTATTGAATGGGCAAAGAGTGTACCTGCAGTGATTGGTACTGTATCAAATCCAACGTTGGCCGCAGGTTCTACTTTTACAACTGCAGTAATAGGACCAAAAGTAAACTATAGTTTCGTAGTACAAGTTCCAGCCGCCCCAAATAACAATGTAGAAGGTGTTGCTGCAGCAATTAACGGACTAAACCTAGGCGATATTTCAGCGAGTGTTATTAGTGGTAGATTAAATGTTTACTATAGTCCTCAAGTAGAATATCCACCAGAGAATACATCTTATCTTCAATTTAGTTCAAGTGATACTGTTTTAGCTGATATGGGTATTTCAAGTACAAGTAAATTTTATCCACCTGAAATCATTGCAGGTGGTTCATCTCAAATGCCTCTGTGGACCTCAGGTCAGAGCAGACCTCATCCAACTGGAAGTGTTTGGATAAAAACTTCAGTAGCAGGCAACGGAATGAATATTGTAATGCAAGAGTTTGTAACTACGGCTTCTGCGTTTGTACAAAGACCGGTTGGAATTTATACTAACGTATCTCAAGCTACATTTGAAATAACTGGGACAGCAGGTGGTCAAAACATTCCGGCTGGTACTTTAATTGGAATATTTGCTTCATTAGGAAACGTATCAACAAATATATGTAACAACTTATACTTTTTTAAGAGACTCGTAACAGGACCTACAGTAATAACAGGTACAGTAAAAAATCCAGTATTACCTAATAGTGCTTCTTTTTCTGTAGTTTTACCTGTAAATTTAAATCAAGTATACAACATAACATTACCTGCAGCAGGAACTGTCGGTGCTGCTGAATTTGTAATAGCATGGCAAAATGCAAATATACCTAATACAAGTGCATCAGTAACAACAGATGGATCAATTCAACTAACTCAAACGATAGGCGGAGAAGTATACTTAATTCCGAATTTCAATTATCCTGACTTGTTGGATTTAGCAGGACTATCATATTCTGTAAATTCAGCAGTTCAACCATTTGTATTTCCTAGTTTACCTATTTTAAATGCACCTCAGTATAGTACAACTGGAACAGGAACTGGATGCAGTATAAATTTAACTTATAGTGGAGATGGATATATACCATATGGTGTTGCAACAGGTGGCTCATCGTACAATGTAGGGGATGCTATAACGATACAGGGTTCGGATTTAGGTGGAATAACTCCTAATAATAATTTAGTAGTAAGAGTTATGTCAGTTAATTCAGGTGCTGTAACTTCCATTGCGTATGTTTCAGGATCTGCAGCATCCGAATATTTCAGTGTATTGTCTAATTGGAGAAAGATTGATTATGTTGCAAATGAAGGAGCACCGTTTACTAATCCAATAAACAACACTAATTGGTTCTATAGTACAATTGATCAAGTTGACATTATGATTCAGCAAGCAGGCGCTTGGACAGGTTATAGAAATGTAAATTATGATTCTTCAGGTAATCCTGTAGCGACAGGGACAAATACAACAGACCCTAATGGAGTTATAGTAAGCGCAACTGCTCCAACTGTTCAAAGTGATGGTACTAATTTAGCATACGGAAATACAGATCAAACCTCAGGTGACGGTATACTTTTTGCCGATGCACGTTGGGCAGGAAACGGAACCACTGATCCTATTCCTAGTGTAGTAAGCTTATTAACCAGTAACTATCTTGATTTAGATGCACCTAGTCCAGCTCAATACCCAACTGGTATGTTATTATTCAACACACGTAGATCAGGCTACAACGTAAAACAGTTCAGATCAAATTATTTCAATGGTCAAACTTTTGGGGAAGTAACACTTCCGGTTGTCAAGAATGCTTGGGTAAGTTCAAGTGGATTACAAACTGACGGAAGTCCTTACATGGGTAGAAAAGCACAACGTTCTATGGTTGTAAAAGCACTTATTGCATCTATATCTACCAATCAAACAATACGTGAAGAAGATAACTTCTTTAACTTAATGGCATCTCCAAACTATCCTGAGTTACAACCTCAAATGGTAGCTCTAAATAATGAACGTGGTAATACTGCGTATATATTAGGAGATACACCAATGAGACTAAGCGATCAAGCTACTGACATTGAAGCTTGGGCTAAAAATACAGCAGGTGCAGCAAGCACAGGTGAAGATGGATGTGTTACCCGTGATGAATATATGGGATTGTTCTATCCAAGTGGTTTAAGTACAGACTTAACCGGTACTCCAGTAGCAGTTCCACCAAGTCACATGATGCTACGCACATTCCTACGTAATGATACAATCGCTTATCCTTGGTTAGCACCAGCAGGTACTCGCCGTGGTACGATTGACAATGCATCAAGCATTGGATACGTAGACGCAGCTACCGGTGAATTCCAAGTTATTAAGAATCGTGTAGGAATACGTGATGTTTTATATAGTAACTTTATTAATCCTCTTGCATTCTTTACTAGTGTAGGATTATTGAATTATGGCAACAAGAATAGTAAAGACACTCAATCAGCACTTGATCGTATTAATGTCGCTAGACTTGTTAATTACATCCGTGAAAAACTAACTATATTAGCACGTCCGTTCGTATTTGAACCTAACGATGCATTAACAAGAAGTCAAATTACAAGTGTAGTACAGACCTTGTTTGTAGACCTTGTCGCTAAGCGTGGTATATATGACTATTTGGTTGTTTGTGATGGTACAAATAATACTCCTGCTCGTATAGATGCAAATCAACTATGGATTGACATTGCGATTGAACCTGTTAAGGCAGCTGAGTTTATTTACATACCTGTAAGAATTATGAATACAGGTGAAATAGCTGAAAGAGGTTCAACTATTTTCGGTTAAACTTGAGAATTTTTTAAGATAAATACATTAAGGAGATACACAAATGGCAACAGCATCACAATCATTGTTCAATATGTCTGTAGGGCAAGACAACACGCCCAGCACAGCAGCACTGTTGATGCCAAAATTACAATACAGATTTAGAGTTTTATTTTTAAACTTTGGTGTGGGCGGTTCTACTCAAGAATTAACCAGACAGGTTATAGACGTAGCAAGACCTCAGGTAAGTTTCACTGAGATTCCAATCGACATTTATAACTCTAAACTATATTTGGCAGGAAAACATGAGTGGCAGATGACCACAATAAACCTACGTGACGATGCAACAGGCAGTGTTGCAAGATTAGTAGGCCAGCAAATACAAAAGCAAATGGACTTTGTTGAGCAAGCAAGTGCAGCAACTGGTCAGGATTATAAATTTCAAATAAATTATGAAGTGTTAGACGGGGGCAATGGTACTGCAACTCCCACAGTTTTAGAAACGTGGGAAATGTATGGTTGCTTCATACAAAACGTAAACTATAATACTTTAAATTACGGTACTAATGAACCTGTAACGATTGCCCTATCAATACGATTTGACAATGCGATTCAGAGTCCTCTTGGTTCTGGTATTGGTGTTGCAGTTGGTCGTGCTTTAGGTGGAACAACAATCACTGGTATTGGTACTTAAAATTTAAATGGCAGGATTTTTTGATAATCTACTTGGTGAAAATCTCGGGCAAGGTGTTCTAGGCGGTTTATTCGGCACAGAATATCTCCGAGATTTCCAACATGCAAGTAGAGTTTTTCGTAGCGATGGCTATGCTTATAGTCCTAAGTTTAAGTTTTTATTCCATGTAACATTTGATATTAACACAGAACTAGTAGGGGCTAAAGCATTTTTCCCTGAAGGAACAAATACGCACTTTGGTTTAGCTGTAAAAACAGTGCAATTACCTACTTATACGTTTGATACATCAACACTAAATCAATACAACAGAAAACGTATAGTTCAAACAAAAGTAAAATATGATGATATCAATATTACCTTTCATGACGATAACGCTAATTTAATAAGAAATCTTTGGTATGGATACTTTACATACTATTACAAAGACTCTACACAAAATGCAGCACAAACTCAAGGGGTAGTACCTGACTTAAATCCTCAATTTGTAAATCAGTTTGCTACAAGTAGCAATGTGTTCGATTACAACAGAAGAAATACATATGATAATTCTATCTACGGTGATGATGAGTGGGGTTACATTGGGCAAAGTACAAAAGATCAATTAACAGCATTAGCTAACACGTTAGGTGTAAGTAAAGCACCTTTCTTTAAAGCTATTAACATTTATGGATTTAATCAACGTAATTTTGTACAATATAGATTAGTAAACCCAATGATTACTAATTTTAAACATGATTCATACGACTATTCAAGCACTAATGGCACGATGGAACATACAATGACAATAGCCTACGAAGGAGTACAGTATTTTGATGGCGCTGTTGACGGTAGTGCTATCATGACAAATGGCACTTCACCTAACGCTAAACCAGTTGTTGGTGATTTTGGTATGCATCTATATGATACTGTTATGAGTCCTATTGCTAGACCTGGTGCTAAT